GAGGGAATGACCCGACGAGAAGCCAATTCTTATCTGAACTCTTTGAAGGATGATGCCAACAAGATGAAGTTTGTACCCAAGTATTGGAATTTCGGACAAGATCAGCGAGCATCCGACCCTGTTAGCTTTGCAGCTGGTATGGGTCAGAGAATCCGGAGGTGTTCAAAGCAAGAGAACATCGAAGACCATCACTCAGCTATCGCTTACGGAGATCAGATGTTCAAATGTCTGAAAGATTATCTAGGCTGGATCTCAGCGATCCCGTGGGATGAGCTTTTGTTCCAGGAGTGTGTTGCAATCTTTTCAGACCGCCGAATGGACAGATCCGAAGCCTTGAAGAATGCCTCATTACCCAGAGCTGATCCGGACTACTTAGATCGATTGACAGCGAAGACCCAGTGGAAGCTCAAAGATTTGATTCCAGCTTTAGCCAAGCCTTTGCAGACAATCTTAGTCAGGTCGGATGAATACATTTTCAAGCATGGCCCGATTGGTGTCTACTTACTGGAGCAATTGATGAGACACACCCCTGATTACCTGTACATTCACGTCAAGAAGAGCTTTGGAGATCTAGCTGACTGGTGTTTGCGTTATGGAACGACCAGTTCGGGTTACACTGATTTGGATATCTCTGCTTTGGACTCATCGGAGCGCGGTGGATCATTACAGCTGGAGATCCGTTACTTGGAGCACTTCTCTGTCCCGAAGGAGATGATCATAGACTATACTGAAGACAAGTATGATTTCCACACTGCCTCTATCCATTTCGGTTTGATGCGTTTCTCAGGAGAGATCTACACTTTCTTGTTCAACACAATCTTCATGTTAGCCAGAACCGTCACCAAGTACATCATAGTAAGAGGACGACCTGTGAAAGTGGCAGGCGATGATGTTTTGGTATATGGTCATCTTGAGATTCGAATTGATTGGGCTGATTGGGAGTTGTACGACCACTGTGAAGAGAAGAAGAATCATCGAGACTATGGAGCTTTCTGTTCATTCGTAGAGAAGAAAGGCAAGATCTTCAAAGACCCCAGAATATTGCTCAAGAGATGGTTTGGAGCCATTGAAGCAGGACGCGTTAAGGATGTCATTGCTGGTTACTATCTGGATTTCCTCACCATCTATGAGCACGGCGACAATCTGTACGAATTGCACGATGACACCATGTTGCAAGCTCAGGCGATCCTTGCTAGAGAGCTATTCAATGCGCATAGAAATCACGGAGTCCATATCAACTACAAGAAGTTGGAGGTAGGACACAGAGAGGTCAGCGCCCCAGAGTTCGCAAGTTTGGTCAGTCTGTTTGCAATGGTTTTTGAGTCCATGGGAGAGGGCTATACGCCGCAAGAGGTGACACCAGACAATCAGGAAGAAGAGCTATCATGGGCGATTCTTTGAACAACCCAAGCATACAGCCATCAGTAGTGAGTCCGACTAAGAACATCGACAATGTACCAGTA